CCGGAGATCCGCGCCGGCCTCTCGGACGTCTTCAAGGGCGGTGCAGATGCGCCCGTCTTTACGAGTCCCAACGTGCGCGCACTCCTGAATGACGCTGCCCAGCAGAGCCAGCCGGCCAGAAATTTCATCGCGGAACAGATCCGGCTGATGGACCCCGAGCACCGCATGCTCTTCGGCGCCCTGGGTGACATGCCGTCGCTTATCACCGGGGCCAAGCCCGGGTATGGCAAAGCGGCGCTCGACGCCGCGCAGAAGACCATCACAGATGCCAATGGCGCCGTGGAGGGCCTGACGCGCCAGCTGGGCCAGGATCAGACCCCCGTGGACACGCAGCCCCTGCTCGAGTGGATCAACGCGCAGCAGGTCAACGGCAAGCTCCCGGCCGACGCGCAGAAGTACCTCCAGCAGGCCAAGGAGATGTTGACCCAGAGCACGGATCCGCAGATCCTCCGTGACACCCTGGCGAAGGTGGCCCCGGGCACCGGGAATCTCACGGAATCCTCCTCCGTGGCCCTGGACGGCATCCAGGCGCGCGTGAAGGCCGAGGCCGAGGGCATCCGTGCGGAAGCCGACGCGTACTTCACCCCGGCCCTCAAGGGACAGAAGATCCCGCTGAACGATTACGAGGAAATGCTCACCGGGTTCAAGGAACTCCGGGACAAGACTGCGGGCAGCACCCGCGAGGCATACGACAAGCTCATCCGCCACATCGAGGGTGCGGTGAACGAGAGCGGCGACGGCAGTGTGTCGCTCACCGCAAACGGCCTGAACCAGCTGCGTGCGACCTTCTGGAGCCTGCGCAAGAAGGCCCCATCCTCCGCGGGCAGTGATTTCAAGGAGGGCTACGATCTCCTGAAGTCCTACCTCCCGGGCCAGATGCAGGAGGGCCTGGACGTGGCGCGCGCCGGGTACGGCAAACTCGACACCCTGGACAAGAGCACCCTGGGCAGGCTGGCCGGAATCGAGAATCCGGACTCCTTCCGTACGGCGCTCTTCAAGCTGTCCCCGGATGAGTTCGCCCGGGTCGTCAACGCCATGCCGGACGAGGGCGGTGCTTTGGTCCGCGACTATATCAACAACGCCGCCTCGGGCATGAGCGACACCAACGCTAAGACCTACGCCGCCCGGCTATACAACAAGCTCATGGGATCCGAGAACTCCCGCGGCACCATGCAGGCTGCCCTGGGCGACGACTACCAGCACGTCGCTGGAGCCCTCCAGGGGGCCGCGGAAGTCCCGAAGCCTATGACCGCTGGGCAGCTGATCGCAGACCTCCGCAATCCGGCTGCCCAGCTGGCGACCACGGAGAAGAACGTCCTCAAGCGCGACACCGCCAAGGAGTTCGTGGATCTGCTCGACCAGCACCTGACCACGGCGAATCCAGCCTTGGCCGAGCATCTGTCGGCACTCAGCGCGGCTGAAGCCAAGGCCGCCGAAGTGAACGTGACAATGGGCGGGATCCTCTCGGGCAAGATCGCTGGCTCGGAAGACATCACAGCCCAAGTTGCCAAGATCAAGGCGGCCAAGGATCTCGCGGAGCACGCGCAGCCCGGCTCCTGGCAGAACGTCCAGGCGCATCTCGTAGACCAGCTGACGAGCAGGCAGCAAGCCGAGGGCGGCGCCCTGGCGAAGAAGTTCTTCGGCTCGCCCGATCAGGCGGCCCGCTGGCAGGCCATCCTTGGCCCGCAGCAGTACAAGGTCGCCCGCCAGGGCATCCTGGCCTTCGATGAGGTGGCTGGCACGCTGGAGCGCCTTTCCAGCGCCTCGACGCTCAAGCCCGGCTTGGCCGCTGCTACCGAAGGTCAGCAGATGGCCGGGGGCGTCCTGAGCCGCATGGCGAACGTCGTGCGCCTGGGCACCTCCCCCCGCGAGCAGCAGTACCGGGCCGTTCTGCGCGAGATGAAACAGAATGCCCCGGCCATCGTGAAGGCATTTCTCGATCCGGGCAACGCTGCCATGGTCCAGCGGATGGCCGCGCTCGGCAAGACAGACCCCACGAAGCTCCGGCTCATGGGGCAGTTCATTACGTACGCGACCGGGTCTGCGGTATTGTCAAGCACATCGCAACAGTATAATGACCCGAACAGCATCATCGTGCCGGGAGGCCAATAATGGCGATCATCGCGACATCCCTCGGGAACCCCCGCTTCCAGGCCACGGACACCAATGGCCTTCCTCTGGCCGGCGGCAAACTCTACACCTATACGGCCGGCACGAGCCTCGCGGCTCCGACCTACTCGGACCCGCAGGGCACCGTGGCGAATACGAACCCTGTCGTGCTCGACTCCTATGGCGGGGCCATCGTCCGCGGCGTCGGGTCGTACAAGTTCGTGCTCAAGGACGCGAGCGACAACACGCTCTGGACCATGGACTACATCTTCATGGCGAATCTCCAGGACGTGATCCCGGCCGACGCCGCCGTTTCGGCTGGTCGAGCCTCCGTGAGCGCGGCTGCGGCTCTTGTGTCCCAGCACGCGGCGTCCGTGAGTGCTACGGCGGCGTTGTCCTACAAGCAGGCCTCCTCAGCCAGCGCCGCTTCCGCGCTGTCCTCCGCAAACACCGCGACAAGCGCCGCGGGAACGGCTACGACCCAAGCGGGTACTGCGACAAGCGCTGCGGGAACGGCTACGACCCAAGCGGGTACTGCGACCACCCAAGCCGGGATCGCCACGACCCAGGCGGGGCTGGCGGCTACGTCCGAAACCAATGCCGCGGCTTCCGCAGTCACGGCTGCCGCGCAAGCTGCCAGGATGACCGGGACGAGTGTGACTTCTCTCGCCATCTCGATTGCGAGCAAATCCTTCACCACCCAGGCGGGGAAGTTCTTCGATGTTGGGACTTTCCTGAACATCACGAGCGACGCTAGCCCGACGACCAATGCGATGTATGGTCAAGTAACCGGGTATTCCGGCACGTCTCTGACCGTGAATGTCACGAATATCCTTGGCTCTGGCACCCACACCGACTGGACGATTCACGCGGCGGGTGCTGGCCCTGTTGGCGCAACCGGTCCTGGCTCCGGTGATATGCTAAAGGCCGACAACCTCTCCGGGCTTGCCAGCTACCCCACGGCCAGGATGAATCTCGGGCTCAAGGGCGGCGCTACCGCATCTGTGGGATCTTCTGCCGGCACGGTCTGCGCCGGCGACGACGCGCGCCTCACCAACTCCCGCAAGTGCGACAACACGTTCGACACGGCGGCGACGGCCAGGACGAATCTCGGGCTCAAGGGCGCGGCAACCTGCTCTGTCGGCTCTTCGGCGGGCACGGTCTGCGCTGGCGACGATGCGCGTCTGACGAATGCTCGTCAGTGCAACAACACCTTTGCCTCCTCCTCCGCATCTCGTTCGGCCCTGGGCCTCGGCGCGCTGGCAGTGAAGTCCACGGCATCGGCTGGCGATGTCTCATTCGCTGCTACGGCTCGCGTCCTTGGGCGTAATACCGCGGGCGCGGGAACCGGCGAAGAAGTCACGCTTTCACAACTCCTCGACTTCATCGGGAGCGCGGCGGGTGGCGATATCCTCTATCGTGGTGCGTCGAATTGGGCGAGGCTTGCCAAGGGCGCAGACACCAACGTGCTCACGCTGGCGTCGGGGCTGCCTTCCTGGGCCGCTCCGGCTGCATCCGGCGAGTGGGCCTACGTCTCCAAAAATACGTCGTCTGGGGTTGCGAGCAAGATTTTTACTGGCCTGGATGAGGCGTACGACCACAAGTTCATCCTGCGCGGCATGGACCCTGCCACCGATAACGCATACCTGACCGTTGTAACCGGGTACGGCGCTGGCCCAACGTATCGCGCGCAGGACTATGGCTGGGCCATAAATGTCCTTAATAGCGCGGGCACGGCATCAACCATTGTTAACCAGGCGGCAGGAGCAGCAGCCGCGCAAATTTCTCCCGCGTTGGCTTCCGATTCCAACCCCGGCATGGATATGGAACTTGTAATGACGTGGAACGCCTCACTCTATTACGTAACAATGGACTTGCGCGGTAGCCAGACTATCGCCAACACAAACCCAACTGTTGTCTCTTTTTATGGGCGCGTTGCAAACTACACCAATGGCCTGACAGCGATGAAGTTTTTAGCCAGCAGCGGGAACATCAGCGGCACCATTGAGTGCTGGAGGAGGGCGAGGCAGTAATGGCTGAGAGCATCTACAAATACAAGGAAGTGGACGGGGTGCTAATTGAGCTGACCCCGGAGGAAATCGCGGAACTTGAGGCGCGGGACGCGACCATTGAGGCCGAGAAAGACGCCGCCAAACCCTGAACCCCAACCTCACCGGGAGACTTGCCATGCCGATGACTGCCACAAACTCCGTCGCTTACTACTTCGACATGCTTTCGGCGGAATGGCCGGGCAAGATCATCTGCACGTGCCTTGTCTCGATCATCTCATGGTTTTGCGGGGGCATAGACCAGCTTGTGTCGAGCCTGTTTCTGCTCATGGTCGTTGACTTCTCCCTGGGCTTCGCGCGGGCATGGAAGGAACTGCGCATCTCGGGCGACAAGATGAAGCATGGCGCGGTTAAGTTCATCCTCTACGGCCTGACCGTGTGGGTCGCTGTCCTGGTGCAGCAGATGCTGCGAGCCTTTGACCCGACCCTCATGGGCTTCAGGATGAGCTTCGCCATCCGCGACTGGGTCATCGCGTACCTGGTGCTCAATGAGGCGATTAGCTGCCTCGAACACCTCATATTTTTCAATGTCCCGTTGCCTAAGAGTTGGATTGAGCGCCTCAAGCATTACCGCGGTTGTGTGTTTGCGGCTGAAGGGAAGGACCGCCGTAAAACCTCTCAAAACTAGGAGATTCGCCATGTTGATGACACTGAACGACCTTTTCTTCTTCGCTGGCGGCATTGCTGCGGGCTATTTCGGCCCGAAACTCGGCTGGTGGATTCTCGGCAAGCTTGGGGCACTCCGGGTTCAGTAGGGGAGGACTTCTCCATGCAGCCTCTCCTGGACTGGATCAAGCGTACCTTGTCCGATGACGCGGGAAATCCGAGCGCGCTCCGACATCTATGCGCCTTCGCCGTGGTCGTGCCCGTCGTGGGCTGGCTGGCCTTCTGCATCTACGAGGGCAAGTGGGTCTCCCTGGATGCGACCCTAGTGACACTGATCCTGGGGCTCGCCGGTATTCTCGGAGGACGTAAGTTCCTGGAGGACAGCGGCAGCACCCCACCGGAGGACAAGCAGTGATCTCTCTGCTGCTCGCCAATTGGAAGTGGATAGCCATGGCCGCGCTCTGCGTGGTGATCGGTTTCCTGTACGTCGATGTGCAGCATCAGGAGACCCTAGTCGCCAAGGCTCGGCTGGAGAAGTCGCAACTGGAGGAGGGCTACGCCAAGGCCGTCCAGAACGCCACGACCGAGGCCGAGCAGAAGCTCCAGGTCGAGACTCACCGGGGCAACGCCTTGGCGACTCAGCTTGTCAAAACCCGCGCTGACCTGGACAAGGCCCGCGCTGATCTCTCCGGGAGGATCGACCATGTCGCGTCTGCTGTTCCTGCTGCCTGTGTGTTTGGCCCTGACTTCGTGCTGTACTGGAACGACGCCTTCGGTGCAGCCGCCCCCGGTATGCCCGCGCTACGAGGCCCCGGCGGAACTTCTGCTGCGCCCGGCACCCCCGGCACCGCTGGCTCCGGGGTACAGACAGGCATCGTGACTCCCGCCGACCTCCTGGCGAACCTGCGGGACAATGGCTCCCGCTGCCAGAAGATCGAAGCCCAACTTGTGAAGCTGATCGAACTTGAGGAGGGGCGTCCGTGAAACCCGACGACTTCATTGCGGCGGTCGCGCCGGCGGCCCAGCAGTCCATGGCGAGCACCGGCATTCCTGCATCGTTCACCATAGCGGAGGGTGCTCTGGAATCCGGATGGGGCTCCTCCCAGCTGGTTGCCCAGGGCAAGAACATCTTCGGTGTGAAGGCCGACAAGTCCTGGCATGGTGACACGCTGACCATGCAGACCAGCGAGTTCCTGCACGGAGAATGGGTGATCGTCCCAGCCCTCTGGCGCAAGTACGACGACTGGCTTGACTGCATCGAGGATCACGCGCGCTTCCTGCTCGACAACCCCCGGTACAAGGACGCCTTCCAGCATACGACCGACGGCGAGGCTTTCGCTCTGGCCGTGGCCCAGGCGGGGTACGCGACCGATCCGGCCTACGCCAACAAGATCCTTTCGATCATGCGGTCGCACGACCTGCACCAGTACGATGTGGCGTGAGCACTACACTAATCCGCTCCACGTCTACTGCCGTCTTCGTGATTTAGGGATTCCCATGCGCCCTGCTTTGTGGCTGGGCCGGCTTTTTGGAAGTGTCGCCCGCAAAATTCTGCGCAGCTGAGCGCCGGGAGTCAAATGATCCATACTGCCGAAGCAATCACAGAGGCTTACGCCCAACACGGATCCAAACGCGCTGCCGCAAAAGCCCTCGGCGTACCCCGAGACACCTTCCGCCGCTGGCTTTCCGCCCTCCAAAACGGCAAACAGCCCCGTTCTCGCCGTGTCCAGTCCGCCACCCGCCGTCATAAACGTGTCTTAGTCCTCGCGGATCTCCACTGCGGGCATGTGATCGGCCTCACACCCCCAGGCTGGTGGGCAGGGGAGCAGCGTGAACTCCAACAAGAAATGTGGTGCTGGTATGAGCGCGAGATCCAGACCCTTGGGGAAATTGACATTTGCCTAGTGGCAGGAGATTGCGTGGATGGGAAAGGGAAACGCTCCGGGGGCGTCGAGCAACTGACTTCAGACATGCTGGCCCAGACCGACATGGCGACCACCTGCCTCAAAGTGGCCCGCGCCAAGGAGTATGTCCTGGTCCATGGCACTCCGTACCATGTTGGGCCGGACGGGGAGCACTACGAGCGTATCGTGGCTCGCAACCTGGGGGCGCCAATATCCGGCCACGACTGGATCGACGTGAATGGGTGCGTGTTCGACCTGAAGCACAAGGTGGGCGGCTCGACCATCTCACATGGTAGACACACTGCCGTCGCCAAGGAGAAGCTGTGGAACACTCTTTGGTCCCTGCGCAAGATGGCCCCGAAGGCGAATGTGATCCTCCGGGGCCACGTTCATTACCACCTTGACTGCGGAGGCATCGGCTGGCGAGCCATGACTCTCCCGGCTTTGCAAGGCCCCGGGAGTTTTTATGGGGTGGAGCAGTGCAGCGGGGAAGTAGATTTCGGCTTTGTGGTGTTCGACGTCACCCCGGAGGGCAGACCGACCTGGGAAGTCCATGAATACCAGCCGAAAATCGGGGCGCCTGTCGCGCGGGTTCTTTAGTTCTTGACTTTTCGTGCCTCTCGGCGTATGCACTGATTTCTGGGACGGCGGCTCCGGACTTGGAGTCCGAAGCAGCTAAGAGGCCCGGGGGAAACTGCGCAGTCTACCCCGGGCCTTCCTGCGTCCTAGATCTCCTGCTCCTTGACACAGGCGTAAAGCAGGATCAGGTAGTTCAGCGCGTCTCCGATCTTCTCATCCCACACCGGCATCGGATGCTGGAACTCGTGGTTCTCGCGCACCATGTCCGCGATGGAGACGATGTGTTTCGTCGCCATGCCCCAGCACGCCTGGGGCGCGGTCTCATGGTTCATCTGCGCGGCCACCTTGAAGTTGTGCAGCCGGTCAGGCGAAGGGGCGTACTCCTTGGCCTTGCTCTTGAGGGTCTTGGTGCAGTGCGCCAGCAGCCCTTCCAGGATCTTGTCGAACTCTTCTCTCTGCATGGTCATCTCCTTCCCGTGTTGATGGTGCATCCCAAATCGGCCTCTGTGTAATGCGCATCGGGATTGGTCCCGTTTCGGACCTTGGCCCAACACTTGGGGCAGCGGTAGTCCGTGATCTGCTTCTCACATTTGTACCCTGGGTAGCCGGCGCAAGTCCGGATCGTCCCGCCCGCAGTGCGGCCGCGGCAATCCCGGCAGTGACGGAAGTCCCGGCCCTTCGGGTTGTGATACTCGGCCAGCGGTGCCAGGATCTGACAGCGCGAGCACTTCTTGTGGATCGCGTAGTTCGTCATTTTTTATACCTTTCCGCGCGCCAACCCTCTGCCCCGATTGGGCAACCGGGCGCCCAGGACGGCTCCTCACACATGATTGAAATGTACTCGTCAACGCTGCCGAAGCCGACCGGCACCTCGGAGATGATCTCGTCATGCACGGTCATCACCACCGGATACCCCACGTCCTCGAGCCGGAGCATGGCCTCACACATGATATCCCGGCTGATCGCGCTGATGATGTTTTCCGTCAGCTTGCCGCCGAACGTCGTCTGCCGGGACCACTGCTTGGTGTACGTGTCGATGCCCATGAACCCCAGTTGCTCCCGGCCGGTGTTGCCGTCCGTAACGATGTGGGGCTCGTAGTACCAGAGCATCCTTCCGGAAGGCAGTTCACAGCGCAGGAAGCGGTTGCGGAACATCCACCTGACTAGCTTGGCCGGGATCCACGCCTCGGGCGTGCGCAGGGCCATCTTGGCGGCATTCTCCTGCGCGTACCAGAACTCGGGCACCTTGGCGTACTTCGTGCGGTAGGCTTTGACCGCCTTGGCTGCCAGATCCTCGTCGATCTTGATGCCCTGATTGGCGCAGGTCATCTGGAACTTTGCGCCGGACATCTGATATCCGCACCCCAATATGGCTGTTTTCCCGAGTTGCCGCTCAAAAGGATTGTCCTTCTTGTTGATCGGCCTGCCATAGATGGTCGCGGCCATCTCACAGTAGATATCGCCGCCGTCCCGGAACATCTGGGCCGCCTCGATCTCGCCCGCGGCCCACATGACGTTGCGGGCTTCGATCCCCATGTAGTCAGCCACGATCAGATCGTGCTTCGGCTTGGCGATCAGCATGGAGCGAAGCGCGGATGAGGCGACCAGCATGGGGTCGTCGTAGAAACAGCGGGTCATAAAGAGCGAACCCCAGCGCAGGACGTTCAGGTCTTTCTCCTGGTCGAAGCCCTTATGCGGCCGGGGGAGGTTTTGCAGCTGCACGCCCTTGCCGGCGTACCGGCCCGTGGACGCCCCATGGTACACCACATTGTCGCGCAGGCGGCCGTCACGGCTCACCGTCGCCAGCAGGGAGCCGTACTTGGCCGTGGACGACTTGCCCAGGCTCTGCCGGATCTCGAGCACGCGGCGCACGTCGTCCGGCAGTTTGTCCTGCTCCAGGGCCACAGACACGGCGCCCTTGTCCACGGAGGAGAGCAGCGCGTGGCCGCAGCGCGTGTTGACCCACTTGCCCAGGGCCGCGACCTGCCGCGGGGAGTCCACCGCGCCTGCGGTGTACGATCGCATCTGCTCGAGCAGTTCCGCCTCGTGCTCGGCCAGCATGGCATGGATCTTCTTGACCAGCGGCACGTCCACCTGGACCCCCCGGGCATTCATCGCCAGGGTCAGGTGCCAGATCTCCTGCTCCTTCGCGCTCAGACCGCCCCCCAGGGCCTGGGAGAGGGCGTGCTCGGCCTCGACGTCCTGGATGCAATACTCGAAGAGCCTCTGGAGGTCTTTGGGCGTCTCGTGCCATTTGCCCTTGATATTCGGCTTGCACATCTTGAGCATCAGTCGCTGGCCGGCGGCGTCCTTCTGGATGGGGAGGCGCAGCGCCTCGCACGCCTTGCCAAGAGCGCGAGGCAGAGCAAAAGTGGAAGCCAGAGCCATGCTGCAAGAGACCTTGTCCGGGCCCAGTGGCGGCCAGCCGTGGCGCTGTACTCCCACTGTGTTCCAAATGGCGAACTCGAAGCCAGCGTTGTGCGCCTCAATCTCTGTGACCTGATCGGTGAAGATCTCATCAAAGGCCGCCAGGGGCAGCCCGTGGTCCTCGGGCAGCAGTGCCAGAAATTCGTCGGGAGCCCAGATAACAGGCACGCCGTCTCCGAGCTTGGCAGCCAAGCACAGGATCTCGGTGGACTTGTGCTCACCATAGGCCCACACCCCTACTTCCTTGAGGTCTGCCCGGGACCGGGTCTCGAAGTCGATTGTCAGCTTCATGGGCTACTCCAAGAACTCTAAGCCGGTTTCTGTCTGCGACGGGAAGTGCTTGTCATAGTGGCCTACTTCCTGCTGCATGTGCAACGCATCAGCGAGGCACCGGATTGGCGGGGTGTAGGATTTCGGGTCGGGGGAGAAGCCCTTGTAGTATTGAGCTATAAAAGCGGGATAAGAAAACTCAGTGCCTTTCCGGTTGTCTCCTTCGGCGCGCCCGGCGGTTTCCACCCATGTCTTGACGGCGCTCTCGAAACACTTGAACATCTTGGGCCAGCGGATCATCGCCTGATACAGCTTGCCCTGGGAACTCCGCATAATGAAAGGGCAGATGACGCAACCGATGCGGTCAAAACCCTCATCGTAGAGCGTGGGGTAAGGGAGATCGCGGGCTTCGATGAAACCCCAGATATCCGCCTCGGTCCAGTCGAATATGGGCTTGTACGGCGCATACCCGAAGGAGTGGGTCATCTCAACACGTCCTCGGGCGGCTCGGCGCGAGGACTCCTCCGCACGGATTCCCATGAGCCTGTGCTTCAACGGGTTGTCCTTCGTGGGGTTCTTCTTGAGGTGGTCACAGCACCAGCGGCACAGACGCAGCGGGGGGAGCTTCCGCTTGATCCCCTCCCAGAAGGTGATCTTCGGGAATGCCCATTTCGTCTCCGGGTGATGTTCGCGCAGGAAGGTGTACACCTCCGGGGGATCTATGCGCGTGCATGAGTGCCAGGCCTCGAACTTGACGCCCGCCATGCGGACAAGCTCCAGGAGAACGATGCTGTCTTTCCCGCCAGAGTCGCCCACGAAATACCCCTCCAGGGGTGCGTGCTGGCGGATGAACGAGACAGCCTCTTGGATGAGTGTGTCCATGCGTCAGCCCAGGAAGTCCAGAGCTTCTTCCCCTGCGAGCTCTTCTTCCAGGGCTTTCTCCTCCTCCTCAATCAGGTGCATGTGATCCACCATGCACGGCTCCACGCGGATTTGCGTCTTGTACGACAGCGGGTCGATGCTGGCGTGCAGCACCCGGCCGCACTCTGCGCAGATGATTTCGACAGGGATTTCAAGAGTCATGGCGTGTCTCCTTCGCGGATAGATTCATGTCAGTTGACTTCGTTGGTGCAGCACACGGCGAGGAGTTCCTGGTCATCCTTGGGCAGCCTCTTCTGGACGCAGATCAGCTGCGTTTCCAGATGGAAGTGCGTAGCGCAGGCCTTGCGCAGCTCCTTGCAGAACGAGGTGAGAAACTCGGCTTGCTCCACGTCACCTTCGTTCGCCAGCATGGCCCCGACCTCGCCCCAGTTGATGTCCTTGGTGCCGTACTTCATGTTGCCCCCCCCTCTATGCATAATGGGAAAAGGGGGAGGCGGCCCGAAGACCGCCCCCCCCGGTAGTGTACAGCCTAGAAGAAGCTCGGCTCTTCCCCGGACTCCGCGCCGCCCTCGTCCGTGGCCGGAGCTGCGGCGAAGTCGTCGGCCGGCTTGGAGGCCCCGGCGCCGAACGGTTCGCCGTCGCGCACCTTCAGGACATTCTGAAGGCTGAAGGTCACGCCCTTCTTCTCGTCCCGGTCGAAGGCGTAGGGCACGATGGACATGATCGCGTAGCAGCCCGCGTAGAAGTCCTCCTCGAGCAGAGGCTCGAAGGTGCCGTTGCGCAGCTTACGGACCACCTGGGGGCGGCGCTTGGCGTCGTTCGAGGCGCGGATGAACCACATGCCCGCGTAGCCGTCGTAGTCCTCCTCGTCGCCGTCACGGAAGGGGTTGTGGAGCTTCTTCGGGATGTTCGCGCCCCACTTCTCCTTGGCGAGTTCGCCGCAGAGCTTCTTGGTCTCCGCGATCCACTTCTCGACCTCGGGGTCGCCCTTGGGCAGCAGGAGGGTCAGGCTGTACTTCGGATCCTGGTTGCCAAAAGCCTTGGGGGTGAACACGCTCGGGAAGCTGGCGCGTCCGATGGGGGTCACGATCTTGGTGTTCTGAACGCTCATGGTCTTCTCCTTGGTCTGTCTGAGGTTATTCGAGAAAGCTCAGGTCCGGTGCCGGATCCTGGAACTCGACTTCCATGGGGGTGACGGCCTTGCGCCGGTCGGAGACGGGGGCGATGGTCAGCCCGTTGTCCGGGATGATCCACAGGCCGTCCAGGGCCTTCTTGGGGTCCACACCCTTCGCCTTGCACAGGTCTTCCATGCCCTTCGGGCTCTTCAGCTTCTGGTCGTAAATCTCCTCCCCGAACTTGGGCTTGAGGATCTGGGCCACGCGGTCCTCGTCGGGGAACTTGCGGTTGGCCTTCTTCTGGACCAGCTTCCAGCCTTCGACCTTGATGCCACCCTGCATTCGCTCCAGGGCGTACTCCTCGACGGAGGCGGCCCAGCCCCGGATCAGCTGGGAGGCGTTGAGTACCTTCGCCAGATCGGTGTCGGCCAGGATCCGCGGGTCGGGCACCTTCACATTCTCGAAGTCCGTGCCGGCCACGGCCAGGGCCTTGTTCACGACCTCGGGGCAGATCGCATCGGCTTCGCACCACCGGCACCACGCGCCGGACTTCAGGGGCGCATTCTCGGACAGCGCCCGCTTGGCAGCCGGGACCAACACGTCTCGATGCCAAGAGCGTAGGCGGTCGGCTTGAATCACCCAACGGCGAATGGCGACGGGGTTGTTTCTGTCTCTGGGCTGGATGATGACAAGCTCGATCTCCTCCATTTCAGGATCTAGCCCAAGCACCCCAACACCATAGCAGAGCAGTTGGTCATTCTCCTCGGCGTCCACCGAAACCCCGGCGCCGTACTTGAAGTCCGCGACGAGCGCCCGCTTTCTGGGCTCGTAGATGGTGGCATCTGCCGTCCCGAAACACTGATCCCCAACCTGAACTCTGGTCTCGATCAGCAGCTGCGCCTTGCGCGCCCGGGTCTCCTCGATGACGAAGTCAACGTAGGTGGCGATGTGCCGGAGCATGTCGGCCGTGATCTCCCAACAGGGCGTCTTGGTCTTCCCCGGGACCACGAGGTAGCCGTGCGAGTCCTTGGCGATCCACTTGCCCTCGAGCCCGATGGGGGCTGGGCGCAGGGCCTTGAACGCCGTCAGGAACTGCTCGGCCAGCCAGTGGGCCGCGGAGCCTTCTTCCGCCGCGGGCTTGCTGGTCTTGGGCACCCCTTCGCAGAGCGCCACGCAGCCGGGGCAGTTCATCCAGCGGTGGGCGGATGACGGGGCGAGAAATGCGTGCTTGCTCACTCGAAGATCCCTCCTTCGTCGTTGCCCTGGGCTGCGATGAAATCCTCGAGGTGGCCCAGGGTGAATCTCCGCTGCGCCTTGGGGCCGTCAGAGAGGCGCGTACACTTCAGTCGGCCCTCCTTGACCCAGCGGTCCAGGGTTCGCTTGCTGATTCCCAGCATGGCCGACGCGCCGGCCGGGGTAATCAGAAGCAGCCGATTTTCAGCTGGCAACATAGGCAGTCTCCTTTTCTAGCTCAGTTTATGGAAAACGCTTTCTTCGCTCGCCCCTACAGGGTAAAGGGCCTTCTTGTTGCCCTTCTTACGGTTCTCTACATACCCCATCTTGACCAGATAGTCAACACATTTGATAATGTAATCTGAGGTCATCACGCGGCTCTTTCCATCTCTTATTGTCAACTTAGTTATCGGATTAGTCTGAAGTTTGTATCCGAGCGGGTTGGCAGCGGAGGCAGCGCGGACGATCTTGGCGAGGACGATTTTGGTGTCGGCCTCGAAGCCGAGCGGGACTTCGTCAATGGCCGATTCCTGGATGGACACAAAGCGCCCGGCGTCCCAGGAGAGCAGCAGCGTCTCGCCCCTGGCCGAGTAGTTCGACTTCATGCGCTCGAGAATCCTGATATCCGGGTTCTCCCGATGCGGCCGCACGGACCAGCGCATGCGCACGCTGTTCGACCACGCCGTGGAGCCCGAGAGCAGATCGCCCTCCTTCATGCCGGCCCGGGATGGATGCGCCAGGATCAGGATGGTGGAGTTCGTGTCGCGCGCCAGTCCGCGGAGGCAGACCTTGATGAATCTCGAGACGTGTTCCCTGTTCATTTCACTGCCGGAGTAGATATCCGCCAGAGTGTCCAGGATCAGCAGCTTGTGCTGGTCCTTGAGGGCCATGAGGTGCTTCTTCAGGAGGACGAAGAACGGGGAGACGATCAGTTCCCCGTTCGGCATGGCGGTCGCCAGTACGGAACTCTTGCCCGGGCGGCACCAGATGCGGATGTTGTCCAGGGCGAACTCGCCCGAGCAGCCGCGGAGCACGGAGTGCAGGCGCCGATTGACTTCCTCTTTGGTGTCCTCACAGAAGACGCAGAAGGTCATGGTCGGCTTGGTCGTAGGCACGCCGTACCAGGGCTTGCCCAGTGCAACGTCCACCGCAAGCTGGAGTCCGATCAGCGACTTGCCTTGGCCGCCGTCGCCGTAGAGTGACGCGATCTCGCCCACGGGCAGCCAGTCCTTGACCAGCCACTCGCGGTCCTTGGGGTACATGCCGAAGATGGCCGAGCCGAGCAGCGGCGTGTCGTGCTCCTTCTCCTCGACCTCTGGTGGGGCCTCGACCTCGACGGCCGCGAAGTCCGCTTCCGGCGTGGCGCTGCCGGTCGGGTTCTGCGCGTAGGCGTAGCCGTTGCGCACCTTCACAGAAAGTTCTTCGAGAGACCACTCAGGTTCACATTTGGGGTTGTAAAATTGCGCCAGAAGGTGTGTGGCGGTATTCTGGGAAATCCCCAGGTCTTTGATCGTACAGATAGTCTTGTACGTCCAGGCGTCTCCTCCCTCGCCCTGAATGGCCCCTGGGCGCTCAATCAGGTACGCCGTGGCCCGCTCGATAGCTGAAGGCGTGTCCAGCGGGATCTCGACATGCTCCGGGATCTTGGGTGTCACCGGGACGGATCTGCGCAGCAGGCCTTCCAGCCAGGCCGGAAGTTTCTCTGGCCGGGCATTCTCCTTGATCCAGTACCGTTTACCACCCACAAGGCATTCCGGCAGGACGACGTAGCCGCCCTCGCCGCGAGTGTCGATCTCAGGCCCGAGCGTGCGTACGGTTGTCCTGGACACGCCACGGAAATAGAAGTGCAGGCCCCCGCGAGGGGTGCCCACAGTGAAGGTCCGCGGCAGCCCGCCGTGCTCGATCTCGTACTGCGTCAGGGCCTTCATGCCCTCGTCGCCGTCGATATCCAGGATGGTCAAGCCGCTGCGGCCGCAGTCCAGGCCCCAGTTGCAGAGCGGGAACGCCTGCGTCCACCGGACTACCTGCTCCGGGTCGTTGCTCGATTCATCGCGCCAGTGTGAAACCAGCGGGGGCTTTTTGTCGCCTTTCCGGATGGGAAAAACGTACCAGCCCGCTTTGGCGGCAGCGATGGCCCGCTGATCCGCTGGGGTGAGATCGGCCATGGAGCCCCCTTACGGCAGGAGAGGATTATCGTACTCGTCGGGGTAGAGCCACTGCTCCACGGTCGTCACCGGGAAGGCCCGGTTTTTCGTGTGCATCGCAATGCTGGCCGTGACCAGCCGCTTTGCCACCTTGCCCCCGGCGGTCCGTCGTCTCTGAAACAAATCGCTCAGAAACGACGGACCGACCTCGGCAAGAGTGGCGAACTCGGAGATTTCTCCGCGGTCCCACTCGTATTTCATGTGTTACTCCGGCATCGCTTCGAGGACGGCCTGGAACTTCTCGATGACCGGCTGGTAGAACTCCGGCTTCATCAGGGACAGGCGCGCCACGCCGCCGTTGCACTCGCGGAAGATCCGCGCGACCTCAGCCTCGGGCAGGGCTTTCATGGCGAGGGTCAGGACGTGCTTGACGTCCTCTGCGGTGTACGCGGCAGCCGGGGTTTCCTCGTCACCGAACAGGGACTCCACGGGCGGCACTTCGACCGGAGGCTTCTCCTCAAGAGGCGTCGGATCGGCGGCCTTCTCCTTGGGCTTGCGGCCGGGCTTGCCCTTGGGCTGCTCGGCCGGGGGGGCGGTCTCGACGTGCGGACTCGGCACGCCCACGGCCGCGGCGATCTTGTCGTTGCTGTCGGCCACACGCTCCATGGCGTCAGCGATGCGGGTGAACTGGCTCAGAAGGTCATTGAACTCTTTCATGCGATTTCTCCGTGTCTCGTTAAAAGGTTTCAGTGTATAAATAAGATGAGTTTTTGACCCATCGGCAACCCACGTTTTCCATCCTACCCCCGATCCGCAACCCACAATCCTCTTGGGGTTGATACCCATGGCCCTCGCTATGGATGCTTACGATTTCCCCAGCTTTTCTTTTTCCCATCCACGGCGCGGTCAGCCACTTCTTCCGATCCCGGGCTTCTGCACGCTGGACCCCCTGCTCTTTCTTCGCTTCTTCCGCTTTCTTCGCGGCCTCAGCATCTTCTTTTCGAGCCTGAATCACCCATGCCCGGTACTGTTCATACGGCCAGCTACGCGCCTCGGGGGGTAGTTGCTTCACGACAGCATCTCCTCTATCTCCGCCGTTTTCTTGGCCCCCCCGCGGTAGACAGTGCCCGCGGCCAATTCGCAAGAAAAGCCCAGACCCATTAGCCTATGCACCAGAGCCAAATTGACCATATCTCTAAAACTAAAAAGTCTGGTTGCGCCAGTACCGGGCCGGGGGAGTGGGATATGCCCGCGGATAATCCATGCCTGGACCATTCTCCGCTCAAGGCCGAAGCTCTCAAAATCTTGGCTCGTAAACCAATTCACGCCATCTCTATCCGGGTGTTTCATGACAACATCTCCTCAATCTCAGCTGTCTTCTTAGCCCCAGCCAGCAATACCTTGCCGTCCAGGGAGCCCTCAACCACCAAATCATGGGTCGTCACGGCGCCGCGCTGGCCTATCCGGTGGCACCGGCCGCCGGCCTGGACGTTCTGCGATGGCACCCAGGAGTGCTCCGCGAAGACCACGTCCTGGGCCGCGGTCAGCGTCCAGCCGACGCCGGCCGCCTCGATGTTGCCCACGAACACCCGGCACTTGGCGTCCTTTTGGAAAGCGTCCACGGCTGCCTGCCGGGCGCGCAGGGTGCAACTCCCGGTGATCTTGACTGCGCCGTACATCTCAAAGGCCTCGACCAGCTGGGACACGACCTCCTCGTGCCAGCCGAAAATCACGACCTTGTCTACCTCTTCGAGCATGTCCTTCACGTACTGCACGACCAGCGGCACCTTCGCCACGCCCATCCTCTGGCGCAACTGAGCCAGGGCCGACCCGCGCGGCACGGCGTGCTTGATGATCTCGGCCGCGTCGAACGCCTTCTCAGCATTCAGGATCTCCCGAATCTCGCCCCCGGCCACGGGGAACACCACCATCTTGTGCTGGATGGGCAGAAGCTCGTGCAGCACCTGGGACTTGAGCCTGCGGGTCATAAACCCGGCGCGCAGCCGGACGTTCATGTCCGGGACGTTCTTGGCCGCGACGTATTTGAGCCCGAAGGGCGTCTTGACCCAGACGCCGTACATCCGGTCGAACTGATTCTTGGTGCGTACAGGAAAGCGGCCCAGGATGAAAGGCCATATCATGCCCCAGGACTCCACAGGCCGATTCGGGACCGGGGTGCCGGTGAGGAACACCGTGCGCGCGGCCACGTCGATCAGCCCGGCTGTGGCGAAACGGCCGCAGCAGCCCAACACGGTTGTCGTACGCTTAGCCCGGGGCGACTTCACGTAGTGCGCTTCATCGACTACCAACAGGTCGAACCTATCGGCCATGAGCCGGGCACGCAAATCGCTGCGCTTCGCCATATCGTAGGATACGATGGCCCAGCCCGCGGGCTTGTACAACGCCGCGTTGGTGACGTGTACGACGTCCTGGCGATGCACCGCCCACTTCTTGATCTCACGCTCCCAGTTGATCCTGAGAGACGCCGGGCAGACGACCAGCACACGGGCCGCCCTGATGCAGTTGGCGAAGCCTATGGCCTGGATGGTCTTGCCCAGGCCCATCTCGTCCGCGATCAGACAGCCCTTCCGGTTGTCCAGGCTGGCGCCCTGGGTGGCAAGCCACGCATGGTAAATCCCGGCCCGCTGGAACTCCCGGTACTTCTGACCCTCGGGGCAGGGCATCTCGGGGGCGATCTCGCCGGGGGGAATCACCGCGTAGGATGCAGTGTACGCATCAAGAACCGGCTTCAGCTGCTCCAGGGCGGCCGGGGAGACGTACTTGAACTTCTCCTCCAGGTGCGCCCGGAGCACGCCATACAGGTCATCGCTGAACCAGTGCGTGATCTGCACCGGGTGCCGGGTGAAGCCATACTCCCTGGCCGGGAAGTCCGGAGCCAGGAGCGCGAACTGCTTCGCTTCAGGAGCCCAGTAGAGGGCGGAAATCTCAGTCGACATAGAACTACTTCTTGGCCTTGACCCAATGGCCGCTAATGAGATTCTCCGGCTTGGTCTTGGCGGTGACGATGGCGTATTGCGCCCACATGGTTAGGCGCACGCGCAGACCCGCAAAAATTCCCATGCCCGAGCCAGCCTTGATGCCGTCGCCAGCCTTGATGCCCCAGCCAGCCCCGATGCCCCAGCCAGCCTTGATGC